CTGCTGTAACCTCCTGATGCTTCCATCCGATTTCCTGTTTTTTGCTCTCTTTGACCTCCTCCAAAGTCGGCACATACGGTTCCGGCTCCGGTACAGGCTCCGGCTCCGGAGGCGCGACATAGACAGAACCGTCATCGGAAAACTGCACACCGCCCTCAATCTGCCTGTACACAGTCTTAAAATTTTTATAATCCCATCCATCGTCCGATTCATCCCTGGACAACGTAAAGCCTTTGTCCTTCGCGGGAATATCCCCGATGATCTGTACAACATGAGGGGATATTCTGCTAAATTCCACCTCATAAACAGTCTTTGATCCATTATATTTCAGATTTAACATGCTTTATTCCTTTCTCCGGGCATAGCCCGATTCAAAAAAGAGCCTTTCGGCTCTTGGTTAATAGTTCTTCTTTCCTTTCCCCTCTCCTGCCACCCCATTGCTGCGTTAAATAATAAATTAAACGGTTGCTCACTGGAGCAGAACGGGAAAGATTTTTATATCGTAGGTGCTGATTCAGTGCGAAAAAAATTGGGTAGCCAAAATTTGGTGATAAAATTTACAGGTGCCCAAGGATTCACCTGGGGCGGACAAATGCAATTTAATATAGCTGATTATAATACTTTATCAGTAAATGGAAGTTTCACAGTTGTAAATAATACCTCATTTAAATTTATAGCAGATAATGCGACTATTATATCTATAAATCCAGATGATATAAGAAAAAATGTCAATTTTTCAAGGACTGCATCTGTACATAATTATACAAATTTGACAATTAGTATTGGTACAGCCAGCTTTGTCGGAACAATGACCTTATCAGTATAATAATATGAGAATGTAAGATGCAATTCTGGGTATTATTCCAATGAGTAAAATATACCTATATAAAATCGTTTTTAACACAGAGTATTGTTTCTGTCACTTGGTTTGCTGGCACGGTAATCGTACCTCTTGATGCATTTGTAACTACAGCAATGCCAATATCAAGTGTTGCAAATGCCGCTCCCCATGAAACGCCATCAAAACCGACTACTCCAATCGCTCTATATCCAGATGGAATAGTATATTGAAAACTTATCAGACAGTGGTCAAGTGAGTTTAAAGTAAATTCAGATGTGCAAACTCCTTTTACGATTTTAAACATGCTTTTTAAATTATTATTTAACTCACTAAGAAGCAGCGCCGATGCCAGATTTTCCTCATCCGTATTCGCCTCGACCTCCTCCATAGTCTTAAGCACCTTCTGCTTCTGAAAAGCTTTATAAAACTTGTCTATTCCTTCTGTAATTTTCGTCCCGATATCCTTTATCATACCGCTGTCCCTCCCTGTAAAATAGTGTTGATCTGTTCATCTGTTACCTCTGTATTCAGCAATGCATATAATGCATAGTCTCCTACCCATACCCCACGGGCATCCGTCTGCGGGTAAACAACATTCCCTTTATGATCCTGCAGTTCCTCAATTCTGTATCTGGTTGTACTATCGCTTACTGCAGTATTTTCTCTTACTGATATGCTATCACTCATTGTATATCCTCCTTTTTTGAGTCTACTTTTCCACTATATACAGATTGCCTTCCTCGCGCTCTATATCCTCTCCCTCTTTGATATATACGATGTTGCCCATGATGCCCGCATACGGCGCAGCATCAAATTCCATAGAGGTCTTTTCCTGCTTCTCAATCCCGTATATCGTTCTTTCAACAGTAGTATCTTCGATCCCGGACACATACCGGTCAAAATGCTCGATGATAAGTCCCCTCTTGTCTGTGATCAGTCCATACAGGCTTCCCTCTGCTCTTTTGTCTGGCGGTATATATGTCTCTTCCGTCATCTGTACAAACGGGTCTTCCGCAGAATCAATCTTGTGCTGAAGATCATCTATCTGCTGTTTTAGCTTCTCCTCCAGTTCCTTTTTCAGCTTTTCCAGATCCTCTGCCAAGACCGCCGCACCGCTCCCGGCCTGCAGCAATACCTCTGCCGCGTCGGACACCGTAATATAATACTCCTCGATGATCTCTACTGCTGCCAGTCCATTATACCGCGGTAAAAAATCCGGCTCTTTCGCCACCGAAATAGAATACAGAATACCGTCTCCCTCTTCTCCCTGCTTTTTGGCATAGATACCGATCTCCGTCATTCTGTATCCTTCTGTCAACTTAGCGTTTGAGATCAGTGTTTTTAATAAAATGCAGTTATCCGTTACTTTTTCGACTCTGCTGAACTCAAACTGCTGCCTCGGTTCTTTGATCTGCCATGCCTTCTGCAGTATAGGTCTGGTCATTTCGTGCTCATCATACAGGCCGCTTCCGGCGACAAGCTTCGTAAAAACCATCTGCTCCCCTGCAAGAAGATCAGCTGATAAAGCCAATCCCGCATCTGTTGTGACCGCCTCGTGAAACTCTGCCATGCTTTTTTATCCCTCCCTTATCCTTATTCTCTGTATACCTGATACCGCTGCGCCGTGATACACCTCCTTCTGCATCTCATATTTATCATGCCAAACATCCGTTATGATGATATGCCCGCTGCTCCGGCACGCCGATCCAATGTACAATGTCTGGTTAATCCGCCGCTTAAACGCAATGGCTTCCAGGTGTGACCTTGTGTTTTTCACCCTCCACAGAGCCGCAAGAAAATCATCTATCTTGTCCTCCTCGATGCGCATATCTGTCTCCAAAAGCACACGAAACAGATACGGCGCGGCTCCATACTCAAACCACTCTTGTACCTGGGCGGAATCGCTTCTCCACACCAGATCCGTCAATTCCCGAACCGCTGACACGGTTCCTGCCCTGCAATGCCAGAGCAGCGCTTTTTTTACCGCTTTTCTCTTTTCCGTTACCGGCAGGGATGTATCATAGTATTGGGCCCTGAATTCTTCCGCCAGCAAATCCACTATCTGCTCCGGAAGAATGTCGACTCCTGCATATACGGTCACAGGATCTATCTTTTCCAGTAGCAGCCGCGCCGTCTCCTTAAGCGCATAACTCATTGCCTGGATCCGATCATCACCACGAAACGCTTCCGGCATAAGCTTAAGCGGCTCACAATCACGCAGATCAATCATCCTCTATCCCTCCGTATAGTACCTTTGTTTCTCCCGCAGGCAGAGCAATGCTTGCCTGCTCTATTGCCGAGAACTGCGGCTCCCTGATCTCCAACCGCTTTGCTCCTGCCAGCAACAGCATTTTTCTGAGCTGGTCAGGATTGATATCTCTGCCGATCCTCTCCCTCTGCCACGTGATATATTCCTGCACAGCTTTCTGCACCTGATCATGGATTGCAGACGCTCTCGCCCTGTCGCTCCTGTTGATGTAATAGGTCAAGTCAATCTCGTATTCCCGTATCTCAGGCGCTCTGACAATCACCTGATCTGTGAGCGGCCGCACCTCTTCATTCTTTAAATACCGTTCCAGCTCCGCAATCATCGTTTCTTCCGGCAGCTTCCCGCCCTGTAAAATGAAATATATATCCACTTCTCCGGGAATATCTGATCCTACCATGACATCTGTAATTGCAGGGTTAAATGTCCTTACCCAGTATCTGTAGGCATCATCCGGCCCCGCGGTGGACCAGGAGGAGGGCGCCAGGAAAATTCTCTCCGCAAGATTTTCGTCTGATTCTAAATCAGCGCCACCCTCGGAAACAGTGATATTCTCAACCTTTTCTACATATGCGACCGGATCAACCAGTGTCTTTATCGTTCCGATCCCATATTCATTCCCTTTTATCCCGATCTCCCGGCACTCCGCATTAACTTCTCCGTATAACTGCCCAGCCGGGATTTCCAGTATATCTGTGGTCTGAAAGTAAACGCCGTCCGAAGCTGTCACCCGTATGCCCGCCCTGATGATGGTTGTCCCCGGACGCATTGAGGATAATGTAAAACGCAGCCGGACTTTTGCCGCTGCGCCTTGATTTCTTGCTATTCCTTTCAATGCACCGATGTTTTCCAGATAATCGCCGTAGCTGTATTTCAGCAGAGCCATCTTTCCCGCCCTGTCTGCATACTGAGCGATCTGATACAGCAAAAGACAATTCGTGTAGGCCATCAGCCGGATCGGATCAGATTCATGCAGGATCAAATCCCTTCCGGTCAATTCCCTGTACTTTTCCTGCATCTTCTCCATATAAGCATCCACCAGACTGTCAATCGTCATATTGTCGATAAAACTGACATCCGGGTACTCCAAAAGTGTTTTCATCTCCACGCTTTATCACCCTCTTTCAGATAGATTACCGGGATGAGCTGCCCCTCCTCGCCCGCTGCATACTCTACCTTTTCCACCTTTACTCTCTTTTCATAGCGCTGGGTTTTTTCGATCACCTCCAACGCCAGCATATTTTTGGCGATAGGTACCGGCTGATCGAGGAAATCCTGCTTGAGTCCGAATTCACGGTCAAGCGGCTGCTCTCCTTCCCGCACGGAATACAGGGTAGTAAGACACCTCCTGATATCTTCCGCCTCGCTCTCCTCTATCTCATTTATTCTGATAACAGCTGCCTTTATATCGATCACGAGTATTCCTCCATGCTTATTGTCAATGTTGCTCTGGCGATTTCGCCATGACTCATCACCACATCAAAAGCTTCTGAAACCGATGTTATGTAATATTTATTTCTGCCCACCGGCCGGCCGCCTATGACAAGATACTCGACTTCCCCATTTTCCACCGCTTCCTCAATTCTGTCCATAATCTCCCTCGGCCTGATCCCGAGAGTGACATCCAGCATAATCTTAAAATTTATATTCCTGCTGCCGGAACCAGTAAACTCCGGCTTGTCTTTCTGTCCGATCACGCTATGCTTTGCATATTTTCCCGATATCTTCTGTGTCATACCTGCAAAGGTTAAGATTTTTCTGTCGGATGTCTCGAATGTAATCCTGCTGCCAAAATTTCCAATAACTCCCATGCTTACCCACCAAGCCTCTCCACGATCTCCGCCAATGTAATGCTGTGCTTGCCGTCTGAAAACCTGAGTGTGTCCCCGGATGAGATCGTTACAGTGTTCTCCCCTGACAGCCTGCTCGATTTCCCCGATATATTTACATCTGTGCCTGCGGTGACAGCAATGGACTCTTCCGCCTCCACTTCTATCCCCATCCCCGCCTGCACCTTCAAATCTTCAACAAACTGGAATAAGGCTTTCAGGATAACGGCCTCCAGCTCGTTTTCCTTCTGATCTACAGTCACATCCGTCTTTACACTCGCTGTAACTTTATCTGATTCCCCTCCCGTCACCTCCAGATCGGATAAATCCGCCTTCATCTTCTCCGTCTGTATAAATATGGAAATGTTTGCCGCGATCTCCACCTCCGGCCCATCCAGCATCGTCTCATTTACCCCGTTTATATGGACGTTCGCCGCCTTTACCAGATATTCTCCGGTCTCATCGCTATATCTTACATAGGCTGCGTCCTTGTTCCTGGACAGATCCTTTCGATAAAGCTCCTTCCCGCTTTCTGTAGGTATGTGCTTCTTATTCCATACCGTCCCCAGCAGGACGCCCCGGCTGCTCCCGTTTGACAGATGTGCCACCAGCACATCCTGCCCCGGCTCCGGCATACGGTATTCATCGTTTAAATTCAGCATCGCGAATTCTCCGGTCACAGACCCGTCTTTGTCCCGGTATGTGATCCTCGCCATCCCGGACTCATAATTTACCGATGACACTTTACCTATCCTGATCTCACTGTCAGCCATTCTCCACGCTTCCTTTCGTTCCGGGAATCTTTAACACAGTACCCGGAAACAGCCAGTGGCCGTTGCTAGAATTCCTTTTCCCCCGCCCCTGCGCTGTCTCCTCTATCAGTTCTTTGTTCAGGTCATAAATCTCCGCATACCTGGTCTTCGTCCCCAGCGTCTTCGCTGCAATCTTCCAGAGCGTATCACCCTTTACTACTGTGTACTCGCCGCCGTCCGTTTCTGTCTCTTCCGATGTCTCATCGATCAGCACCGTTGCATTTTCCATCCGGTATCCTACCTTATGGGCCTCAATTGACTGCTGCGACGCGCCGCTTCCGCTTATCTTGGTTACTACCTTGTCCAGATAGTAAATGCCGTCCGGCGCTCCGAATCCTGAGATACGGATGCATCTGCTTGCAATCAATTCTCTTCTTGCTTTGACTGTCCCCGAAAATGTCGTATCCTTCTTATTGGCGTTGTTGAGCGCCGCTATTGCCTTTTTCTGCGCATCTGCGGCGCTGTCCGCCTCCTCATTGATCTCTTTGATCCTGTCGCCGCCGCCCACTGTAACGATATGGTCCTCGCCTGTGGCGGGATCCGAATAGGCGATCTTCGCCCCTGTATAGGTACCCTCCAACGTTGATTTATACCGATATCCTGCGGCAAAGTCTTTATAATTTAAATCTGCGACAGGCTGTGCCGCCTCGTATACCGCCTCATCAAAAATGACGATCTTCTCCGCAAAGACCTTCATGGCCAGGCCATATTTCTCACATACTGCATACAGAAATTTACAGTCGGTCTGCCTGTCCTGCTCCATGGACTTCACCGGAATATCCTCCGCCTCGTAGTACAGGGATATCCCGGCTCTGGACGCGATCTCCTCCGCGATCTCCTTTACGGTGACCTCTTCCCAATTTTTAGTACGCTCCTCTTCGTTAAACGCCGTAGACCTCGGAATCGATACAGCTCCGATGGTACACTCCGCCGGCGGGCCGGACATGGAAATATCATCCACCTCAAACAAGCCACAGTAAAGCCCCCAGCCGTCTCCTTCCCCATCCCAATCCTGAAATGCCGCAGACGCACTGATATGGTCTCCCTTCCGCGGTGCCCAGCTCCCCATCCACTTCTTTTCCCGATCCTGCAAGGACAGGGAAAGGGCATCCGATTCTCCCGACGCCACATCTGTGTAAGTGAGTGTCTTGACGCTCCCCGCTATCTCATCCGTAATATTCACATGCTCATAATTCACATCGATGGACGCACGCCTTGCCCTGCTCATCCCTGTCTCCTCCATGCCGGCAGATCCGTCTCCTCTGCCGGGATATTCGGAGTGTTAAGCTCTGTCCCCGCCGAAAAGACCACCGTGTCCAGTAAGGGCAGATTGTTCTGCATCAGATATCCCGTATAGCCTTCACTTCCGTATACTTCCCTTGCGATCTCATCCCAACACTGTCCCTGCCTTGTTTTATACATGTCTTACCCACCAGCCTCTTTTATTTAAAACTGACCCTCCGGTTATTACTGAGGTACCGTTCAAGCATTCTCGCAAATTTTTCATCTTCGCTGTCCAGAATCTCCTCCAGCTCATCTTTAGGCGGCGCGGCGCCATTGAACTCTATCACTCTGCTGTTATCAATATGGATCACTGTCTCCCCTGTCCCGCCAGCCGTCGCCTCATCGACCATCGCTGTCAAGGGCTCCGGGCCTCCAGACAGGCCGTCCATTCCCAGCAATTCTCCGGTTTTCAGCCACAGATTAACCGCATTTTGGGAGCCGTTTATGGGAATCGCGGCCTCCGGCCCATTCTCCGCAAACCATGCCACATGAGGCGTATCAAATATCCCTCCGTCCGCATGGCCGGTCTTTACAACACTACTGGCTATCTGGGCCACATTCTGCGCAGAACCTGATACTGCTCCCAGATTCACACGAAAACCCTGACTCCCGACCATGCTGTACACATCCGCCATGGCGTTTAATATCGCGTTTCTGTTATCCACGATTCCCGCTGCGATCTGCTCCGGTATATAGGTACCCTGCTCCTTCAAATCTTCCAGCATGGCCATATACTCCGGATTGTTCCTTGCCTCTGCTCCCATCATGGCATATATCGCATTCTGGTCACCAGCCAGCGCGCCGATCGCCGCCGAATCCAGCATACCTTCCTCGATGGATTCCGGTATCGTCATCCCGGCCTCCCTGTACTGTTCAAGAGTCTTTTGCTGCTGTTCAAACTGCGGTTGCATCTCCTCCCACAGCTCTGCGATTGCCGCCTTTGTGGACTTACTCAAGTCTATATTCAAGCCCAGATCGCTAAACGTCTCCCAGCCTTCCGCAGCCATCCCTGTCTCGTTGATATATTGCAACTTGTCGCCCAGATTTTCCCTGATAAGTTCGTTGAGGTCAATCCCGCCGATCTCATCCGCATACTGCTCCATGATCGTCTGATTCTGGAAATCGGCTGCCTGCGCCTGCAACTCGGCCGTCTGCCGTAAATAGTTTTCCCGGAACTCCTTTACATTCCTGTCATATTCCTCCTGCGTGATCTTCCCTTCCTGGAGCATGGCATTTTCCAGAGCGACAGATTCATGAAGCGCCTTTTCATAGTCCTCACTGGCCGCGGCCGTCCACTCTCCCAGTTCCGCCTGCAGATTCATAAAACTGTCCGCATCCAGATTTCCTCCATACTTTGTCTTTAACACTTCCAGAGACGCAGTATGCTCCGCCGCTGCGAACGTATTTTGAATTGTGGCCATCTTCTCCTGCAGTTCTGTGATCTTCTCGACCTCATTGAAATCTAACAGCCCGTCTGCAAAAGCGTCTGTAATCGCCTGATTCAGTTCCGTGCCGATCTGTGCCAGTTCATTCTGTTTTGATAAAAAGAACTGATTGACCTCACCTACAATGTCCTGCCCCTCCAGATCGTCATCCGTAAGGACGCCCACCGCAATATTGACCGCATACTGCTTCTGGGTAAGGTACTCCTGTGTGGAAGCGATGTAGCTCTCAATCTGGCTCCTGTACTCCTCCTGCTCTGTCTCCGACAGCTCCATGCCCACCGATACTTTCCAGTTCATTTTGTTGAGGGCTTCCGTGGCCGTCTCGATCTCGTCTGCAATGCCGTCCGCTTCCTCCAGGGCTGAAATGGATTCCCGGATCGCATCCAAATCCTGGCTCTGTACGATATGCGCCGCCGTTTCCTGTAAATCCGAAAGAGATAGCGCGATATCGCCAAAATGGGCGTCCAGATTCGCCCTCTTTGCGTCGTTTGCCGCCTTTTTCACCGCTGTACCGATTCCGGTGATCACTGCCGCCACGCCGCCCAGCCCCATGATGGTCATTCCCACCGGATTTAAGGCACCCAGCGCACCCGCCAGAGCAGATACACCGGAAGCCACTTTATAAGTCGTAAGCGCCGTACCAATGCCTGCGATTGCCCCGGTGATCACCCCGGGATTATCCGCCAGCCAGCCGCCTACGGCCAGAAAAGGCTCCGCGAACTCTTGTACTGTTTCGCCGGCCTCCCTTACATTCCTCACCATTGTCGGCATTTTCTTTACCGTCTCATCGATCACATCACCCAGCACATCTTCCTGTCCTGCCAGACTGTCGATAAATTCATTGACCAGCCCGATTCCCTCCGTCAGACCCGGTCTTAGATCATCATAAACACTGATTCCAAGATCAGTGATCTTATTCCCTGTCATGGCCGCCTGACTCTCCAGAGTCTTATATCGCTGTTCTGCCTCATTAGCCAATGCCGCATTTTCTTCCCAAGCTCTTGATGATAGGCCTAACGCATTCTCAAACAAATCACTCGCATTAGCGGCACGGATCAAAGTGTCTCTCAGCCTTACCTCAGTAAGTCCCATTTCATCCAACACCGCAATCGCGCTCTTCCCGTTTCTCTCCGTATCATTCAACCCGGACAAAAAGGCATTGATCGCTGTAGTCGCATCCTCTTTAAATGCCTTTTTAAATTCTGCTCCCGTCATGCCTGCTACTCCGGCATAATCTTTCAGCCCTTCCCCTGTCTCCGCTGCTAACTGCAATTTTGTCAGCAGCTTGGAAAAGGCGGTTCCACCCGCTTCTGCCTCAATGCCTACGGAAGATAATGCCGCCGAATATGCCATAATAGCCGACTCAGACAGATTCACCTGGTCGCCTGCTGCCGCGATCCGCATACCCATCGACATGATATCCGCCTCCGTTGTGGCCATGTTGTTACCAAGCGCCACCACGGTGCTTCCCAGATTGTCAAAGTAATCCTGACTCATATCCACAATGTTTGCAAACTGCGCAAACTCTGTCGCTGATTCCTCACTACTCAGATTGGTCGTCACATCCATGTTGGCCATGGTCTCTGCGAATTCAATAATATTTTTGTTATGGATGCCAAGCTGACCAGCCGCTTCCGCAATCGTTGACAGCTCCGCCGCCGACAGCGGAAGTTCTTCTCTTGCCAGCTCTCTGATATCATCCCTCATTTGTGCCAGCTCTCCTCTGGTCGCATTTACAGTCTTTTTTACACCGGCAAATGCGGACTCAAATTCCGAGCCTTCGTGGATAGCCCCGATCAGGCCGACCGATATTCCAGCACCCGTTATCCCGGCCATAGTCTCTATGGCCCTAAAAGATGCCCTTGCCGCCTTCTCCAGTCCGGAAAAGGCCGGCTCGGCGTCTCTTAATCCCTTACTGATCCCGCTTCCAAGTGAACCGTAGCTTGCCTCCGCTGCCGTGGCAGTAGCAGCCGCCTGCTTCGCAATGTCTCTCAGCTCCTTTTTGGTCAGCTGCGTACTCTCATAAAAGGATTTTTCAACCTCTCCTGCGATTTTTATCGCCAATTCGTACTCTTTGTTTTTTGGCAATCCGGCTCACCTCCCTTACGATCTCCATCAGTTCCTCTATCGGAATGTCCATAAAATACTGCAGCTGGCCATATCCTGCCATGGCCAGCCGCAGGCATACCCTGCGCAGGGATGCCGAGTCATCCGGCCTTATCCCTGCCTGTACAAAAAATTTGTGACGCGTCCCTTAACGGCTATGGCCGCATAGGGCGGTAACTGGTCGAAGAATTCAAGCGGAAGCCCCGTGGCAAGGTTTGCCATGTTCAGGGCATATTCCAGAGTCAGCTCAGGCGTGATCTCTACGCTGCCGTTTCTGGCCATCCTTCTGTTGATCGCCACCATATCCGCCGCCTTGATATCTTCCAACCCGGTCAGATCGATCTGATCGTAGCTGTTCCCCTCAAACAGGATCGGCTCCTTTAATTTGATGATCCAATAATTTTCCACGGTACCGCTCAATACCTCTTTCTTCCCTACCGCAACCATTTCCTCTTTTTCTCTCTCCATTGTCTTTCTCCCTTCCTGTTAACACTGCTTCATAATGTCGGCAAGCAGATCCTTGCTGGCTACCTTATAAACGCTGTTGAGCTTATCCAGCTCCAGCATTGTCACGCCGCCAATCTCCGCCAGCAGATAAGTCAGCTCCAGCGTGATAGAGGCGTTCATCAGATCCCCGATCTTTACTGTGCCGAATTTAGCTGCCGTGGGATGCCCCCTGAATACAAAGCGCATATTCTGTGTGCTGAGCGTCCCTCCCGTCTCCCTGCTCCTCTGCTGCACGGATGACCTCAGAACGACCTTTGACTGCTCTCCTGTGTTAAGCATATTAAAGTAATCCCTGTCGATCATCCGGAAGGGGATTTCCTGGGACATGCTCTGGAACATACCCACCACCGATGTAGTATATTCCCCCAGGATGCCCGCACCGGATATCGTGGCCGTCATAGCCTGCAGTTCCGCAAGGCTGATTTCTCCTGTCGTACCCATGACCCTTGCCGCGTCATTGTACACTCTGAAATTGTTGATTACCTCCGGGAACACGATCCCGCTGTTGTTTGTCTCGATCATTACGATTCACCTCCCGCTGCCGATAAGCTGCTCTTCAAAAGCTCCGGATCAAATTTCAGGATAAACACGATATCCTCCGCCGGCGTGAATGCCGCCATATAAATATGGAAGATCACCTGTCCTGTCAGCACATTTTCTACGCTGTTCTCCTCTTCGTTATATTCGATCCTGCCGCCTGCCAGTTTTCCGGCCGATATGTAGCTGTTCAGCCGAATATTCTCAGAATCGCAGATACTCTCAATCAGGCGGTAGTTTGCCGGGCTGTCCACCTTGTCGTTGTAGGTCGTGATCAGGCTGTTTGCCATCCACGTAAACATTCTCCTGCAGCCGATCCACCTGTCCTTCGTGTCCTCCGATTCCGAATAAATCGACGTGTTATTCCCCCAGGATTTCCAGTTCCCTTCGCTGATCAAAGTCACGATCCCGGTAGCGTTTAACGTGTTGGCCTGTTCTCTGTCCATAAATATAGCGGTACCGTCCGCCAGCACCGCCTTCTCCACAGTCAGAGCCTTGTTTGACAAATACAGGCTCGGCACATTATCATTCCCGGCATCCGTATACTCCGCCATCGCTCCGAACACCGCAGAATAATACATCTTCCTTCCGCCGCACTCTACCATGGGCCAGAGTACGATCGCATGCCTGTCCTGATAGCCGCTTTCCTCCTTAATCTGTTCTGCATCCGTGTACAGGCTTGTTCTCGCCGTATCCAGATCCAGCAGGCACTCCGCTGAAAAAACGCCGTTGATATATTCGCACTTGGAGATCATGACCGCGCCCACCTCCGGGTGATGGCTCCATCCCGGCGCAAGTATAAGCGCCGGCGTCATTCCGGTACGCGGATATACCTGTCTGATCACTTCCAGACCGCTCTCCCTGCCCGTCCTGGCATCATAGCCACCGATGATGTCATCAACCGTCACCTTTGCCGGGTCAATGCTGACCGAAGACACGGTCAGGCTCGTTACCTCCGCCGTCTGTTCGGAGATCAGCGTGATGACAAGCTGTTCCGCATTGTTAAAGGACAGCAGATAATCCACATTCTCCACCAGCAGCGTCTCTCCCGCCTTTACCTTGACGCTGCTCTTCAGGATCCCGGTCTGGTCATCCACCACAGCCTGTCCGTTCACGACCCCGTAATCCTTTTCCGCATTGTCCTTTTTGTGCCTTGCCGGGTCCAACACGTTGATGAATACAACCGGAGTCACCGCATACGCGACAAAGCTTGCATACATGGACTGACATAACGTATAAGCCTCAAAATTCTCACTGAATCCCAGCTTTTTCTGCGCGTCCAGAAGGGAGGTACACACTACCGGCACATTGACTGCCGCCGCAGGATTCTCCGCCAGATTGACCGGCGCCGTCCCAATCACCACCTGCAGGCCGGATGCGCCGTTGATCGGCGGCGCAATATCCGTCCCCTCTTCCAATACCCGGACGCCATGATAATATTTCTCACTCATCCCTTTTCTCCTCTCTTTTTCGCATAATCCAAAGCCTTCTGGTAACAAATGCCTGCCGCCGACTGCGGATCCTTCAACTCCTTCCGCATCTTCCCCGCGCTCCTGACGTTTACCAGAAGCTTCTGCAATGCGGGGCACTTTTCAATTTCCTTCTCCAGCGCGGCCGGAATCCCATTGTTATACACCGTTCCCGGCACGACCACCCCCGCAATGGCGGGACCCAGATAGATCACCGTTGTCTTTTCTTTCTTTTCTGCCGACTTCTTTGCCGTGGTCTCTTCCAGTTGCACCGGTGCAACATTCTTTTTTTCAGGCATAATCGTCCTCCCTTTCCACGAAAAAGGTCTCCCATGTCATTTCAATCCCGCCGGCGAAATAGGGAAACCGATCCTCGTCATCCAATATCCATGAGAGCCCTGCTTCCAGATCCAGCCGATATCTTCCTTTCAGTATCGGATCTTTGACAAAGCGCTCCGTTATTTTGCTGATTACATTGATAATCTCACGGTGCCCGTTATTCTGGGTATCATCATTAAATATTCCGATAATCAGAATTACCTTCACCCTCTGGCCGCCCATCATAACATTCCCAGACTCTGCGCGTACTACACAATAGGGATAGGGGTCCTGCTCATCTTCCGGTTCTTCCTGCAAAAGATCACCAGGCTTCACATCCTTCTCCCCTTTCACAGTCTGTTCCCGTTTGGGAAGGCTCTGACAGAATGTTCTTATATGCTCCAGCTCTCCTCCCGGATCCTTGAACAGCATGTCAGAACATATCTCTTTGATCTCATCTGCCAAGTCGTTTTGTAACTGCAACAGCATACTGCTTATCCCCCTATCACTGCGTTCATGTGCTTATGCATACGGATTACAAGCTCCTCCTGCAATTTTGCCTCTAAGCCATCCCTCTCGTAGACCATCTCCGCCGCCTTCGCTTTGGATAATGACAAGATTTCCTTTATGGCCTCACGGCCTTTGGTGTTTCTCCCCGGCATGTGCTTTTTCATGTACTTTCCGGGCACACGTTGGAAAATTCCTACATGACCACTGCTCATTCTTGCCACAAATGCTTTATAGACACTCTGTCCATTATGAATCTCCAATGCCTTCAGCGCGCTTTCTCTATATATTTTCACCATCGCGGCATCTTCATCAGTATTCGGTGCCGTTTCATAATGCTCCAGCACTCCCAGAATCGGGCCTGTCACCGTAAGGATTGCTCCCTGCCTCTTGGCCGAATAGCTTCTCCTTTTGACATCTTTAGCAGCAAATTCCTTCAGCGTATATTTATGCTTAACGCCTTTCCAAATTTCTTTTTTCCCAATCCCGGCCACCTCGTTGATCGCTTTCTTTATAACTTCGTTTGTTCTGTCCCCTTTTCCCATCTCCGTGAGACGCTTTTCAATTGCATCCAGTGTCGTCAAGTATGGTGTTACGCTTATGATCATGATCTTGGCACCTCCAGATTAACAGAATATATCCCGTCCTCATTAGCCGCATCTGTGATCTGGTACTTTTTTCCATCCAGATTCAGCAGGTTTCCCGGAGAAGGCAACGGGCCAAAGTCCTCCGCCGCAACGTAAAAGAGGAGCTGCTTTCTGTGCAGATCCCCCACGCCGCGACGGATTCTCTTTTCCCGTTCCGTCAGTTCATTTTCATCAATAATCAAAAGCACATCCTGTCCATTGATCTTATGAATCTCTCCGAACTCTTCAAAGTTAAAGAATACCTGTTTGATATCGTCTGCCAGCACATCCTTAAAGGACATCATGCGTTGATCTTCACAAATACTTTTGTGACCTCCGCAGGCGAATCTTCCGCCACAAAGCCTGCACGCACATTGTTTTCTGCGGTCTCCGTGATACCTTCCGCCGCCAGGTACACTTCCGTGCCCGCCGTCATGGCCGCCTTATCCTTCTTATCGAATTCATAGACGGCATCCACATGAACACTGCCCAATTCTCCGGGTACAATATCCGTTCCCGCAATGCCAATCCTCTTCCCAAGGATCACCACATCTCCGGCCTCGATCTTTTCCTTTGTCCCGTTCCTGTAATTGAGGGCCTCGCCCCTCTGCACATATCCTGCTTTCATCTTCTACCTCCTTATTTTGCCAATTCTACAGGCATACTTACCTTGACACCCGGATTCATAATGGCGCCGCGGTAATCCATCACGTTTACGCTCCAATCCAAATAGATATCCCAAACAAAGCCAAGTGTACCGGGTACCTCCGATCTCCTGATGTTGGGCACATCCTGACCGTTCAGGTAATCAACCTCCATGAAATCCGTATCTTCCTTCGCACCAAGCAGCCACCAGGGCATCTGATTCCCGAAGCCGCCGCATAAAGCATTGATCGTCGGATCTTCGATTACCTCGATGCTCTCCCGGTACTGATACAGAGGATTGACAGCCTGCGTATTATCCGTCGTATTAATTGTCTGGCTATAGAACAGGGTATACATGTCAAACTTGTAACCGCTGGGCACGATAATCATGGCCGGTCTGATCAGACACACGTTTCCAAATTCATCCTTCTGGTTCGCCAGTGCCATAATCATACCCTGCACCGATTCTCTTGTAATCCCTGTGCCCTTCAAAAGCAGATTTTTATGTTCTTTTCCAAACAGTTTGCTACCGTCATAGATCGCGTCGTTCTTAATCAATTTTTCATAACACTGCCTGTTCTGGGTTTTCCGCGCCGATGTAGCGTACTTTGCCGGCATACGCGTGATCAGATCCACATCGTCATTGATAAAAGCCTGACGCGACATGGTAAACTGTCGGCCGTAGGTTTTCAGTTTACGCGTCGGCCGCTTTGCGTCCTTCCACACATCATGCTTCAGCTCGCCGCCCTCTGGTACCTCCATCAATTCCCCAGCAGGGCCGGAAAGATAATTATTGTCGTGAGTCTTAAAATCCTTTAATACGCCCCGTTTCGTCCACTTATCAAATGTTACCGGCGCTGTCTTATGCCCTTCTACATAAGCCTTGTTGATGGCATTGTCCATGATGATCGGGAAGGCGGCCGACGGATTGAAAAACTGTCTCTGTACAATGGCATAAAGCTCATCTGCGCTTTTTCTTCTTATGCCGGTTTCGCCCTCCGCCTCCAGACACTCTACTGCCAGTTCTTTCAGGGACATACCCATCAAATCCCTTGCGCCGGCTGCGGGCTTATCTATCTGCACACCCCCGCGCATGACAAGCGCGTCCGCGGCGGCGGCCCTGAACTTGTCCGCCTCATCCGTCTGCACTACCACTCTTGCACCAATCGGCGTGCCGTTCTTTCTCATGTTCTCAATAACTGCCGCCCGGACATCCGCCACCGATTTCTCACTTCTGATAAAATCCTGCATCTGCTCCTCCATGCCGAACTCCCGACACAGGGAAGTAATTTCCGTGACCCGCTCCCGCTCTTCCTGACGCACTTTCTGCATCTGCGCATCCTGTCCTGCCGCCTCAGCATGACTCCGGCTTTCTTTCGGCTCCGGCACGTTACCGGTATTCCCGATAGCATTCTGCCCCTGCTGCTGCGTCCTCTCTTCCGCATCGATCTCCTCTGTCAGCTGATCTACCTCCCTTTGAATCGACTCGAACTCCTGGCGCTCCGCTTCGCTGAGATCTCTTTTTTCGGACTTGGCCGCAGTTAAAAGTTCCTGCTGCCGCATGATCTTCTGCTGTCTCTGTGCTCTTTTTCCCATCTCTTTTTCCTTTCCTCCTGTGATATTTTTATTGACAATGAGCTGCCGTTCATACCTCTGAATGATCCGCTCAGTGCTTCCGTTCGCTTCCCGGCCCACTCCTACCGTTGTATCCGCCGGAACGCTAACAATGGAGATTTCAAAAACCTCCCACCTCTTTGCTATACTGACTTGCCCTTTAAACCGCCCGTCAGATGATATTTTGTTTGCCGCGACCTCCTCCCAAACGGATACGGCATATCCGACAGATACTCCTTTCAGAGTCCCGGAGCGTACCTTCTGATAGATTTTCTCAGACTCTTCGTCTGTGTCAAACTCTATCTCCGCCTGTCCTCGCCCTTCTTCGATCCATGCCCTGATTACCTTTCCGAGCACCTTGTCTCTGTTGTGATTGAAAAGCACACACCCTATCTCAGTCAGACGTGTCAGATCAACACACCCTTCCGAGTGATCCAGAATCTCCGTTCCCCACCATCTCTCATAGGGCTCCTCACTGGAAAAAGAGAGGATGAACCTTCGCTCATTTTCCTCTCCTTCCTTCGCGCGGATCAATGTGCCTGTCATCTCACGCCTGAATTTATTCTCCGTCGGCGCCTGCCGTGTTATGATATAGTTTTTCGTTTCCAAATAATACACCTCCCAGATTTAGTCCTTTATTTTCCGCATATTCCAGTGCTTCAAGAATATCGTCCATCTGCTCCTTCCAGTCCCTTCCGTTCTCGGAAGAAATCTCCTGGAATGTCTTTTGCCCCGTACTGATCGCAATCTTATTCGCGGTGGCCTCCTTCGCTGGATCGATCCATTTTTTAGGCGCTTCTGTCCATTTATGCGCAAGATATTTTTCTTTGTCCTCCCAAAAATCCTTTACGTTAATAATCCCAGCCAGCGCACAGGAGATCACGAAGGTCTCGTAAATTTCGTCCATGGCTTCCAGAAGCAGCTCTTTCTCGTCGGCATATGTCAGGCCGTCCTCGATCATACCCTGACGCGCCGAGGAATAATTTGTCTCCGACATATCCCTGCTTGTCGCCTCGTATGACAATCCCTGCCCGGCGCTGATCATATGCTGCATCAACTTTGTATATTGCGCCGCATCCGTGGCCTGACTGCTTGGATTTACCGTCTCGATCTTATCGCCCGGCGCAAGCTCCCGAATCATGCCCGGTACAATGGTTTTTCCTTCATATACCGGCTTCCCATCTGCCGATATCCTTCCTGCCCTTCCCAGCGAACCGCTCGGATCCGTCTTCGTGATAAAAACAGCCAGACACGCCGCAATCCTTTCTTTTACCGATACTGCCGTCATAAACTCGTTGACGTCCCGTATTCTCGTGATCGTCTGGCTTAAATCAGACATCTCCCTGATCTGGGAAGGCCGTCGTTTGGTAAAATAAAAGATCACATCCTTTGCCTCCACATAAATCGGATTCAAAATCTGTGATCCCTCTATATCGTACTGCCTGAACCAATAGCCCACCGGCCGGTTCCATTTATTATACTCGATGCCGCCCACCACTTTATTGCCTTTGTTCTTAGGCTGTATCTGCGAGATATCCAACTCGTCAACTTCTATCGTCTGCAGCTGAAACGGAATAAAACCCTGATTCGTATACCTTTTCAGGATAAATATTCCTCCGTCAACCTTTTTCCGCTGTACGCACATCCTCATGATCTGGTTAAAACTCTGTGTCCCTGTGACATCACAGTTTTGTTTCTTGCACCAGCGTTTCCATGCACTTTTCAGCATTTCGTCGATATTCTCGTCCTTTGTCTTAGGCGTAAGAGCGTAGCCGTCGCCAAAGACATTTCTTTTAAATGCGCTGATTACGGAATTGAGCATGTCAGAATTTCGCTCCAGATCCCGCGCCCTTGCCCGCACTGTCTCCCGGCTGTACCGATCTGTCCACTCTGCAGACTGGTTCACAGCCCGCCAGTTTGCACTCCCATTCCCATACCCGGCTGCATCATAGCTACGCATTTCCTCGCCGTATCTTCTCCATGCATCCCGTTCAGCTCCCCACTTCGGTGAAAAAAACGAGATCACGCTATCCAGTACGTTCATCATTACCTCCCATCAAATACCCCAATATATGTATTATCCATCAATCCCGTATCCTGATTAGCCAACTGCGATTGTAGATCTCTCTGCATATCCAGCAGCGTATTCAGATCCGCACGGGTCAGGCTTCTCGATCCGATCCGGTACTCCTGCCCTCCTACCAGAATATTGCTTATTGCTTTGTTTACTTCAAGTAGCCTCTGCTCTGCAGTCATATTGTTTCCTGTCATTTTCCGTCACCCATCAATCCAATGTTCGTTTGCTTTGATCCAGCTTTCCTCCGGGGTATGCTCCTCTTCCCCAGAACCCTTCTTTATCTCTGTCCGTTCTCGCGCGTCCATCTCCTCCAGATGGAGAGACCTCACACCCATCATATCGGCCGCCGCATAAGCATAGACCTCTGCATCAAGATAATGATTATCGGCGTGAGTCTTTTTGGGTACCCATGTCAGTTTTTTCTTCCCATTTTTCATCCTGACATTTACTTTATGTTCTGCAGTCACCTGTTTTGCATACTCAGAATCGCAACCCTTATACACCATCCATGAACCTTCTCCGTTCTTGCGATGCATTCTTGCTGCTATCATATCCTTATACTTACCACCATCGACATGAACAAGCGTCATTCCGTGCGCCTTACTATCTGGCTTGTTGATCGTTGAAGCTTTATAGTGTGACTGCATCGGATTAGATGCTCCCTTACATGGTAACGCCCAATCTGAGTTGTCCACACAAAAATCATATACATCGTCTGTCTGGTCACCAGAGTCTACCAGTGCCAGATTAACAATCAGTTCCGTTCCGTCGGCCATAGCATATTTCAGGTTCATGATCCGCTCCACTTCCCGGAAGGAAAGCGCCTGCCCATGCATAACGTTCTGGCTCGTTGAAAAGTTCCCCCAGGCCCGGATCGTCCAGTACAAACAATTTTCCTGCACATCAATCCCGCCCGTCAGCAGCTTCGTCCACTCTGGCAGGACACCCTCCCCAAGTTCTGTCTGCCGTTCGAGAACCAGATCTGCGTTCGTCTTAAGCTTCGTGTCTTCCCAAGGTTCAGCTAACCAGCTGTTGACAAAATTCTGAAACTCCTCCGGATCATCCTTTGTTTTTAAAAACTCTTCTGCCGCCGCTTCCCATGTTACAAATACGCTATAAAGTGAATTAATCCAGAATCCGACTGTTTTCGGCTTGCCTTTTCCTCGTTTCTTTACTGTCCTCCATTCTCCCTTTAAAAGCATTCTAGGCTTATCAGCATTTGCTATCACACATCCACATTCCTGACAAACATATACGGCACTTTGGGCTCTTTCATAAGGGCTCAACTTCTTTTCTTTATCCTCATCAAAGATAATCTGTTTGAATCTAAGCTCTATCATCTCACCACAATGCGGACAAGGAACAAAGAAATGCCTTACCTCATCCGCATTTTCATGGAGCTTCCAGATATAATTTGTCTTCAATGTCGGTGTTGAGCAGGCATATAACTTACTCTGCGAACTGTATGTCTTAAGTCTCTCTTTTGCCAGATCATAGGGGGAGGCCTCTTTCTGGCTTGCCCCGTCCATCTTATCTATCTCGTCGAAAAAGAGGTACTTGATTGCTACAGATGCCAATTTTGCAGGTGATTTTGCGCCCCGCAAATAAATAGACATCCTTTTAAACTTTAACAGTAGCTGTTTCGACTTTGTTTCAAAAAAAACTTTTTTTATCTCCGGTATCAACCGAAATGCAGGCTTTAATCTTCCATTTGAAATATCTTTTGCTAATTCATCGTCCGGATATACGATCATCGTCGGTGCCGGCTGCATCATCAAAATATAGCAGAGAATATTGATCAAAGCCTCCGTTCCGCCTATCTGTGTTGATTTACAAAAATAAACTTCACGAACAGAGGGTTCCAGATAAGTGTCCATAATCCCTATCAGATACGGTGTAATACTGTTTGACCATCTTCCTGATATATTACTTGTTTCATCCAATACCCGGTATTTTTCGGCCCATTCTGATACAAGCATCTGCTCCGGCGGCACCAGTGTTTGTTTTATTACTCTTTTGAAAAGGTTCTTCGTCTTTAACCGTGAACGCGATCTCTGGCTCACTCCGCTTCCTCCTCTTCGTCCTCTATCCCTTCTTCATCATCCTCAAACTCCTGTATAACAATGCCATCTATTTCATCTGGATCGTACTCTGACAATTCCTCAAGCGTGGCAAGCATCTCTTTCTGTATGACCTCCGTCAGCTTGCTCAGATCGGTTTCTCCCACCGCCTTCATCGCCACTCGTGGAGATACTGCCAGTAAACGGTTTCGAAACTTTAGTAACATATCCGACAGAAAGCCTTCAACATCTGCGGCCTCATGAAGTTCCCTCCTCATCTTTCTGAGTTTCAAAAGAGAAATTTGTTTCTTCACTTCCTCATGCTGCGCCTGCACTTCCTCTTTGGAGATACATGCACTCCTCCCCATTTCCGCATTTACCTTATAATTTATATACTCCTGGATGCAGCTTTCCAGATGGTAGCCTGATGTTTTTCCCTCCTTGTGTTTAAACACGCCATCCTCCCGTAATTGGCGGATTCTGCGTGTTGAGATGCCCAGACATTGGGCTAACTCCTTTTGGTTTACATCCATCTTTTTTCGCCTCCCGTCTGCCCCTCCAAAGCGGAAGGAAGTGCCCTAAATTTTTTTCTAAAAAAGAGGAAAAGGCTGCGCCTTCCCCGCCCCGCACCCCAGGTAGGTGTGGGAAGTACCTTGAAACGCAAAAAGCACCAGATTTCTCTGATGCTTTCGCCCTTTTTTCTCTTGCTTCACTATATCATGGTACTATAATAACACATCTAGTAACGCAAAATCATGCCATCTTTTCATATTTTACAACTTTTTTGCATTTTCTCCATTTATAATGCCAGTTTATACAACACAAGTGTATTAAGGCTTACCCCTTCCCGTTCAGCTTCGATCGACAATCTCTGATGCAAAGACTTGGGCAGCCTGACGTTAAACTTCCCACTGTATCCTTCTACGCTATCAGGCTCAGGAATAGGTAATCCGTTCTCGATCTTTACCTCCAGATATCCTTCCATCGCCTCATTAAGGTTCTCATATAATTCTTCAACCGTATCTCCGGTACTCTGGCAGCCATCTAATTCCAAAATCTTTCCATAAAAATAATGACCGCTCTCATCTTCCATCTCATATACCATTCTTGTATAAGGAAGTTTCATATAATCTTTTAAGTTCATTAGCAAGCCCCTTTCAATTAATATATATATCACAGGCTTCTGTATTTTATCGTACCCAGAACAGGAAAGTTATTCTCCTATTCTGCTTAGTACGTCTTTAATGTATACTTTTTTTAATGGATTTTCCTGCTTAATGGTTATCAAGTCACCCGTGGCCTTATTAAGATACTGCCTGTGGCTTCCTTTCTGTCTCGCATTCTCATATCCATAATTCTTTAATACTTTTTCAACCTCTTCCGGCTTTATGCCGTTTGGCTGTTTTCTCATTTTTTCAATTATTTTTTCTACACTTGGCACCTCATATCCCACCTCCTCTCCCTTTTACATTGTAATAGTACTATATTTAGTACTACTTGTCAATGCATTTTTTCAAAAAAAGGAACCAATGATTATTCGCTGGCTCCCTTGTTTACTTATCTCTAACCTTTATTCTGTTGCACAAACTCCTCCATGAACTCCCGGATCACCTCTGCCTGCGGCTTCCCTGCCCGCTCGCAGGCCTCCTCAAACTGTTCGACAATATCCCGCTTCAGCTTGAAGCCTTTCGTCATGTAGCCCGCTTTCTTCTGATATTTCTCACTGGCTATCGTCTGTTTGGAAGGATTACCTTTCGGCATGGTTTTCCCTCCTCTTCGCAATGATCGCATAAACTAACTTCACTAAACCGATCGCGATAAAAAAGATTCCTAATTTCAATAACATATTTACACAGATGAACTTTCGTGGTATAGTTTGAGGTAACAGGAAGGGCTTTCGCCCTCCTGTCAGCTTAATAGCTTGTCGAGAATCAGTAAGATGATTCCGATAACCAAGTCCGTCAGTGCACTGAGCAGCCAACTCTTATATGTACTGTCGGACTTTTTATTTTTGCTCATCTGTTTCTCACCTCCTTATGTATATATGATATCATATGGTTAACCATATGTCAACCATTTTTGAAAATATTTTTTAACTTTTATATATTCTTTTTTTCAGACCTCACCTCTTAGATTTCTCCCAGATATACTCCAACTTGGACTATAACTTTCTTTATAATCCGCTTCATCTGCCGCTCAGAATAAGCAACCTTTTCTATCTTTGTATAGGGAATGTTCCGCCTTCGATCTGACCAAAACCGATTTTTCATGACTTTTTGCTCTTCCGGCTTTAAATTGCTGTAGACCAGCTCCACGGCTTCTATCTGTTTTTTCAGCGTTTCTGCTCTCACAGATGTCATTTTAAGAGCCTTCGCCTCCGTGATCGACTGCGGCTTACTATAGTCTTCTGAATACTTCACGCCTGCTGCCGGTGTCGACGTTGAAGTCATGACCTTATCCATATATTGCTCGTATTCCTTTTTCGCTGTCGGATATCTGCGAATAACGATCTCTATCATATGCCATGTATCATGGTCTATCATGTCAGTCTCCCGTCCCCTTTCCGTCATACCTTTTACATTCATCACAAGTAAAGCAAGGAAAGTCCATTTCTCCTATGCAATTATCCCAACACTCTACGCTATTTGCACAATGATTACACACGCACCCACCACAGGGGAAAGCATAATCTATATGCTTTACAGTCTTTTGCGGCTCCTGCTTCGGTATCATTCCTAACTCTTCAAGAGTTATCTGATGATTCATACATTTTCCGGCTCTTTGCATCTCTCAATACTCTACTCCATGTTCCCGATGCCATTCCTTATGACACTCCCTACACCATGTAACTAAATTATCAGGATCATCGCTTCCCCCCTGCGATACTGGCTTAATATGGTGCAAGTCAAGTTCTCCGTCAGTAGTCGGAAGAGGTATTCCATTCTCGTTAATGCAAGCATGGAACGTCCCGCAATTCTGACAAGTGTAATTATCGCGCCGGAAGATGTGATTCCTGTATCCTCCAGCACTTCCTGTATTGGCATACATAACGGAAGATGTTTCGATTTGAAATTTAGTCGAACAATCTTTACAGCAACAAGATTTCCGCCTTTTATTCTCAATCGGACTGCCGCACCATTCGCAAACGCCATCCGGGACATATCGCGGTCGGATAAATGTTGTTCTATCCACTCCATATAATTCCTGCGCTTTATGTAATGGTATTAACGCCTTTCTACCCATTTACGTCACTTTCCTTTACGGTTTGTATCAATTCATCAATCTCATTTGATGTTCCTGAAAATATTCCATCAGAGCAAAAAGAAGTCAATGGGCATTTGGTGCAGTGCCCTATATTGTTATCACAAATTTCTTTTGCTTTATCAAAAAACTCTTTTATCTCCATAAATTAATGTTCCTTTCCATTCCGCTTGTTATCTCCAGCTTTCCGGCTTCTCGCACCGCTCAAACTCTATCACCCATACCCACGGGTTAGCATTCCATCCGTAACGATCAAGGTCTGATTTCTTGAGGGTGAAGTCCCAAAGCGTTTGAAATTCCTGTGTGTACGTTTTATGTGTTATGACACCAACTCCAAGGTTTTCCAAGTCCGTCAGATCTACACCTTCATTTTCGCAGTCTGCGGAAGTTATATCCTGCAGCCGCTCCACCCTAACATCCGTAACCCTTAGCCAGATACGGGCGGCTTCCTTTGGCATGTGTATGGAGGGTCGCCAGATAATATGGCCGACCTCCCCTTTGGGAATATTGTTGTTCCCTTCATCATCAGCTTTGTATATGTACTCACCTGTATACGGCAGTCTATTCCACGTTTCCCGGACATACAGGATATCCCCAGGCTGATAGGGCGTCATGCACAGCTTCTCAATTACTGTTTTGTCAGATACTTCCTGGTGCTCTTTGTGATACGGACTGTTAAGCACAGCCTCTACATTATGCTTTACCACCCGCCTTGTAACCGTTTTTCTCCCGTCCAGTATTGCCCAGACCATTTCTGTATTGCATAATATTGGTAATACTCTACTCATTTACTCCACCTGCCTTTATCATTTTGATCGAAAATTCAATACCGGAATTAAAACCTTGATGGATATCTGCCAATATGGTTTCTTGTTCATTAAATTTAGTGCTTTTCAGCAGCTCCACAATCTTGTCCACGTCATAGGCGGTCGGCTGTTTGTCAATCAACTCACATATATACGCTTTTGCAGCGTGTTCTCCCCTTCTCTCGTCGGGATTTGCTGCTTCGAAAATATAACTGCTGATCTCTTCAATCAACGCGCTTCTACTGATCAAATCATTGCTCATTTTTGCCGCTCCCCTCATCTTTTCTCATCTCAAGGACATACGGAACGCCCGGAAATCTTATCTGATATGCGCCGTCAGGACGCTCAGCTTCCAATTTGCAAATAAACCATTCAAAAACCGCCTTGATCGCCATGTTCGTAACATCTTCCCTTTTCCCCTGCCACTTATCATTTTTAACAGTGCCGTAGTAAATATTGCCCGTTAAAGCGCTAACTCCCATTGTTTTGCTCATAAAGATTTTTCCTCCATTCCCTTCAATGCTTCCTCGGCTTCGGCTTGCGTGAGGAATACGGTTTTGCCGAACTTGCCATCTTCCATAATCGAAACAAGATTTGATAATCCTCTGATTTTCTGTTTCTGCACTCTATATGGAACGCCGTCCGCATACCAAAAACGATATACCGTATCCCCCACCTTACACGGAAGTTTCATCAGCAAGCCTTGCTCCTCTAAGTCCTCGTATTCTTTCAGCCGTTCCCGTAAATCAGCCATCGCCCATAAGTTCCGGTAGAATAACGCAATCAGCCCTATAGCTTGGTCTATTCCATACTGCGAAGCATCAAGCATGAAATCATCGAAATCCTCATCGCAGGTAAATTCAATCGAAATATCAAATTTTTCAAGCAACTTAATTGCCAATTCCCGAGCATCAATATCCGTATCATAGTCTCTGTACCTGGCCAAATGGTCTTTTGCATAGCATGAATTGTATGCCAATTCAATCATGCTCATTTCAGATACTTCTTTGTTTGTTGTCAATCTTTTCATTTTCCCTTATCCCTTCATTAAAACTCTACTGCATAGGTTTCCAGTGTCTCAGATGACATACTTCCTATGCGACTGCTCCATTTCCTCTTCATCGATAGATATATATATTTTTGTCGTATCAAGCTGTTCATGTCCAAGCATCTTTGACACTTTTTCAATCGGCATCCCCCTCTTTAGAGCCATCGTTGCACAGGTCTTGCGAAAGCGGTGCGGATGCACGTTCTCCACGCCACACCTTTTCCCTATTTTCCTGACAATCTGCTCGATTGTACCTTTATCCACATGTGTCTCACTTATAAGCTCTTTACGTTGATACCATTCTCCCTTTCTCTTTCCGACTTGCCCCGTCTCAAACATCTTTTTGATTCCCCCACAAAAAATATATGGGTTGTCATCCTCCCGCTCGTTTAGGTAATTCTGTAAAGCAACAACTGCTTTCGCATTCAGATAGCAGACTCTGTCTTTGTCTCCCTTCCCGTGAACAACAATGGAAGAATTCTTTAATTCCTCAATTTTCATCAGCGTTAGCTCTGTTACCCTACAACCGGTTGATAACAAAACTTCCACTATTGCCTTTTCCCTTGTGTTGGCGAGACAATCCCTGATCCTCTCTACCTCCAGTTCCGTAAATGCTGTTTCCTTCTTCGTATCCGCCTTTATCCGCTCTATTTTCAGAGTCGGATTTTTACTGATTATCTCTTCTGCATTCAGATACGCATAAAACGATCTCATCACATGCAGCTCATTATTTGCGGTTGTTCTTGTTATTTCGTCCCTTTTCTGTCTCAGAGCCAAATACAAACGTATATCATCCGCTTCAATGTTGTCAGCTGTTTTTCTTATCCTGTTGAAAATAAATTCCAGTGTTTTCCTGTAATACTGGATTGTTCTCTCCGTACACCCTTTTACCATCTTTGCTACAAGGAACTTTTTGATCAGGTATTCATTCCTGTCTTCGTCCCGCAGCGCAATTTCCGTAGTGCGCTCCTGTACCTCATATTCAGACAGGATAATTTGAATATCCTCTTTTACTTTCCCAATATCTATTCCACGCCCATCAAGCATTACAATTAATTTTTCGCACAAATCATTCCTTGCACTCACAAAAGCACCCCCAATTCTGCCGGCGTGTATAAAACTCGTTCCTTTGGAAATTTCCCAGCTCTATATGTATCCGTCAGCGTGTCTCCCTGAACTACCACTGCGCGTACCCCGTACAGGCTCAACTGCAGATAGCACATGTACACGCTTTTCCAATCCAGATCCTGGGCCACCACCCGCACCCGCCTCTGGTAGTCTATCCCCTGTTCCTTTAATGATTCCACGGCTGCAATGATCATCCCGCCACTCCCACAGGAAGGCTCATATAAACGGTATATGCCGTCTTCATCAGGTTCCGGCCTGGACAACTTTGCGCATACTTGGCTTAAATGGTACGGCGTAAAAAACTGCCCGGCGGCCTTGCTTCCCATCCCGGACCCCATATATATCTGCCCGAGAACATCAGACATTTCACTCTCCATTATTTCTACCAGATTTACGGCCATTTTAATAAACGCTTCATGTTCTTCTCTGGTATACCTTGCCATGATGTCTATGTATTCCCGTTCTCTTACCTGCCACACCTTCTCATGGAAAAACTGACAGGAATTGCTAATCGATAGAGCATAACACTTAATCCAATCTGAAAAAACCTCATAAGCCGAGTACTTTCCGGAAATTTTATTGATTGCCTTTATTATTTCCTGCTTCCTGTTCTGCTCTGTCATCCGTTCCCTCCTCGTACTCCTGCCGCACCGCCTCTACCAGATCATGCTGCAATTTCTCTCATAAGAACGCTCGGCTTCCGTCAGATAGTTTTTTCCGAAGATTTCCCGGAAGCTTAACTCCGGATATGTCCTCTCGAAAGCTTTCTGAGCCTCCTTTTTGAGTAAATTCGCCACTTCCGCGTTTTTATGTACTGCCTCTGGGCCGTTTCTGTGGTGATCTGGGTCTAAATAAACCTTAAGGCCATATTTTTCAGAAAGCTTTCTGTTGGCCACGCCTCCCATGACATGATGTTCCTCCCTGACCGGCTTTATACTGCAATCGTCATGTAAGAGGCGGCATAGGTAACACTGTCCGATATCCTTGTTCTGCATAATGCTCTTAGCCACGTTACACCTCCATACTCCTTTTGTTTGCTGCATTGACCTCTACTTTAACAACCCCTTTGGCATTGATCGAAATACTAAGCTTTGTCCCTTCTCCTGTGTCAACCATCACCTTTGTCGCTTTGTCCTGCAAAATCAATTCCGCACCCAAAACCACTATTCCAGCCGCCTCTTCATATTCTTCATATTTGTCGCCCAGAATCTGCTTCAAAGCCTCCTCTGCCTCCAGACACCGCCGAGTCTTATTATTTGCAATCCTTGCTTCCAGACAATCGCACTTTTCCTCTGCCCACTTATCCAGCTGTTCCTCCGATGCCGCTCCGTCAGTTTCAAATTGATATATCTGACCGCAAAACCGACAGGCACCCGTTTGAATTTCACTGCTTTCCAATTGTTTCTTTGCCATAACCTCACTCATTGTCCGCTCCTCCGTTCCGTCTGAACTCGATACCTTTCAATGTATCCGCAATGTAAATAACGTCACGCGCCTTATCTATCGTCCCCCACCAGTCTCTGTCATCGATCTTTTCAGCCAGTGTCTGTAATTCCTTCCTAATGTCTTTGATCAGCTGTTCCTCACTTTGCTCTTCACCAGCTTTTCCACCGCAAGAGCCTCCCTCTCCTGTGCCTCCAACGGCATCAGTCTCATTGTCTCCGGGTTCAGGATCAGCTGACGTCTCCTCATCCTCTGCAGCGTCCGCGCCAGCTTCTCCCTTCGTTTCGACCTCTCCATTCTCCTCTTCCTCAATGCCTGCTGCCTCAACGTCTCCCGCTTCCGGCGTTGCTTTTGTCGGTTTCTCCTCAGATTTTTCATCTGTTTCCTCAGTATCTTCCTCTCTTTCCTTGGTCTGTTCACGCTTTTCAACCTTCTGATCACAGTTTTCGGTTTTTTGCTCCGATTTTTCCTCATTTTGCTCCGCGTTCCGTTGCGACGTCGCAACAGCCGGAAACCCTTGATTTGACTGGGCATGAGTGCCATCCAGCTTCTCATAAAACTCCTTGATCCCGTATCCCTTGAATATGCCGCGAACGTGTTCCAGAAAGTCGGTCCAGGTCATGAACACGGGTTCCGGCTCCGTCATGAGCTTGTACTTTACACCCTCGCCCCACTCGTAGAGGAAAAGAAAAACAATCCCCTTTTTATGAAATGCCTGCCCGGACGGCGCCATGAGCTCTGCAGCCTGTTTCTGCCCCGCTGTGGTCTCCTGATCCAGCAGCTCCATCACTTCCGCCAGCGTTCTCTGTTTTGTCCGAAAAAAGTCGATGAGACACTTCTCCAGCGGCGTATATGTACGCTTTTCCTGTTCGCCTGTTGCCGACAACTCCTCTTTTGCTGTCTCTTCCTCCAGTACCTTCTCCGGATCCTCTGCGTTGAACTGTTTCAGTTCCCGGATCGCCCGGACTGTAGTCCGCTCATTGATAAGTTGAATTTCATTATCCGGCAGCGTCAGCATCTCGGACAGCTTTGACGATGAAAAGCTCCTAAACTCTTTCCGCAACTCCAGGGAGTTCCCACCCTCACTGTACTTCTCGTTAATAGCGATGAAGCGGCTCACGGTGCTCTTTCCCATGCCGTACTCCTTCTGTGCGAACTCGAAGATGTCCGCCGCTCCGTCATACATTCCGGAATCCCTGATCTGTTTCAGGCGGTACCCGATGTAGACGAAATTGTTCGCTGTCTCCGCCAGCTTCTGTCGAATGTCCTCCTTCCACTGTGCCCATTGATCCAGTGTGATCTGCGTGTATTCTTCCATTTTCCTCTCCTTTCCTAGCTTAATTTTTCTAATTCCTTCAAAAGTTCCTCCACTTTTCTTTTCCGAATACCTACAAGTGCCTGCAGATCCTCTTCTGAAAGTTCAAACTCTAAGTCTTTTACATAGTACCCTTTGGGTACTCTTAATTTGTATTTGTATCTTTCTAAAATTCTTTTGACATATCCGTGTCCCGTCTCTTCGTAATCTTTTGGATGGAGAATGTATCTTGGAAACTCCTCTATCTCTTTGCGCAGAAATTCAATCTGCTCTTTTATAACATTTGCTTTTTGCAGTGTTTCTTCCGTCATTTCTTCATCCCCCTACGCATAGGCCAGCAGCGGCATCGCTGCTCCATCTACTGCTGCCTCCTGGAGTGTTCCATCTCTCAGGCATCTCAGTCTGGTTGTATAAGTATTCAGCCATCGATCCATGTTCTTTTGGTCCGGCTTTTTATCATGTGCTCCGTACCACTGGAGGATGTTCAGCGTATCCATGTTTATCTCTACCGTGATATAGGGCATTTCCGGCTCCTTCACATTCCTCAAAAAGAGTATTGTGCTTGTTCCATCGTTGTGTTTTTTTAGGTAATTGTCGCCGCCTACGCAATGATGGAGGATCCTGCCCTCCATAACAATCTCTTCCGCATTTCTCGCCGGCCGGATCAGGAAATTCTCGTCCTCGTAATAGAACGCCTTCCGGAGTCTCCTGTAATGCTTTTTAATCAGCGGATACACTACCGCCACTTCTTGGAGCCGCTTGTCTGCTTCCAGTTTGTTGTGTTCCTGAACCATTTTGGTATGTGCCGCTGATAAGTCGCGCGGGAACAGGTACACCGTGTTACTCATGTCATACCCTAGGGACTGTCTCATTTCCAAATAGTCAAAATAGGTTTGTGTGATAGCCTTCAGCCTTCCGATGGCAGTGCCGCACATTGTCCCGTATTCGCATCCGGCATATTTTGAGATATGGTTCAGTAGCTTCTGTATGGTTGTGTGTTCCATGGCCATCGTGATCTGCCTGTTATCTATCCCGATTTCCGTCAGCTGTTCCACTTGTTCGTCCGTCCAGCTCTGCTCCATCCGTTTCTCCATCTGCATTACCTTCAGAAAATCCACGGCGCCTTCTTTCTCTATCAGCTGTTTCACCCGCTCCTTTCGGATTCCCAGGAACTGATCCACCCTGTTCGCTTCCTCATTTGCTACGATGTTATAATGGCATTTCAGCAGTTCCCGGACCACACCGATCAGCCCCATCTTGACCAGTATCTCGATCTGTGGCGTCTGGATGTATCTCTCTATGTAGTCCACCGGATTTATGTTGCCTGCTGCCATCTGAAATTCTTCCAGGGCGCTATACTGCAGGAAGGTTCCCTTCATATTCCGGTAGGTCTCCGGTAAGATCCACGCCTCCCGGATGGTTATACTCTCCCATCCGCTCAAGTTGCAATCGTCCCAGAAATCATTCCCAGACCATGGGTTGTGTTTTTTGAAGTCCATCTGCATCTTTTTCCCTGGTTCAAAATAAGCCCGTGCAATCTCTATGCCATCCAGTTTTTCCCGTGAGTTATACATTTCCGGTCCTTTCTCTCCGCATATCAGCCCCAGCTGCCACTCCTTTCCCACTTCGATATACCGGAAGACCATCCCGTCCTCTTTGTATTGCTGTCCCAGGAATAAATGAGTGGTTTGTCTGTAAAAACTCTTTGCCCGTCCCTGCGGCATATACTTCCCTCTGGCTCCGCACATTGGACAAGTGCCAAAATCTCCCTTCCTGGGTTCCTGTATCATCCGCCCGAACTGGCTCTCGTAGCTTACCCCTGTCTTCCACCGTTCATCCGATACGCCGCCACATTTTGAACAGGCCACCGTCGCTCTTACTCCGTGCTTTTTGAAATACAGATAATGCAATTCGTGAAACATAACCCGGTCGGCATATTCCAGTATCCTACTCTCCGGTAGCTCCGTCGTCAGTCTTTCCCGCTCTTCCAGTGCCTGCTGCCGCCGTTCATACCGCCGCGCCGATCGCTCCGCATACTCATTCCGGGTAATTTCTTCCTGTTTCCGCTCGATATAGTCCCACCACATTCTATCTTTCCACTCATTTCTGTACCCTCCGGTGAACTTCCTGATCCGCCCTAAGTCATCCGGCGAATACAGAATATTTTCCTCCGCCAAAATGTCCAAACTCTTTCTGATCCGCTCGTCCTCTTCCCTCCAGATTAGTCCGTTGCTGTTCCATGTGTTGCTTTCAATCTTTCCCCTGCTCCAGATGCCGATCTCCGGAAAATATGTTCCGTAGTCCTTCTCACTCAGTACGATCCGCACCACCGGCACCTGCCTTCCTGCCTTGTTGTTTTTGTAAACCTCCAGAAAGAGATGTAATTCTTTTCCGACCTCCTGAAGAGCCGTCACTCCGACGTACTCTACCATTTTCTTCCTGCTTACTTTCGGGAGACCCAAAAACGGGATTTTTTCAACCGCTTTCTTTTTCATCCCTTCACCTCCAGATAATATTTTGTGATGATCTGCTTGGCCGTGGCCATACCGGGGATCCCCAGCGTGCACCGGCCAGCGGTAACGCCTGCTGCCTTCATGATCTTTTGATCTACCGTGTGCTGGTGCTTAAAACTCCATGCCAGCAGTGCCGCGATGCACCCGGCCAGACTCTTCCCTTTCCTGCGGACAGCTCTGGCCACCTCAATCTTCTCAAAGCACTGGGTCTTAATGTATCCCGTCCAATCCTCCATGATCTCCGCACAGTCCACTTCCTTCGCCTCTACCTCGATCTTCCCGATGGCCGCCGTCATTTCATCGCACAGATAGAGCAGTTCGCCCCCCATGAACGCCTCCAGAATGTCCTCGTCGATGCCGTTCTCTGCGGCTAATACTTTCAGACTGTCCAGATCGCCCTCTCGCCGAAGGTTCACCGCCGTCTCGTTTATTTCCTCTGCTGTATCAAATTCTCCAAACCTCTCAAACATCCCGTTCTCCTTTCTACTACATAAACCACGCGGACACATCCAGATAGGTTTTCCCTCGTATCACGATTTTCTCCGCCCTTTTTTTGTTATCCGCATAATGCAGAGGAATGATCTCCTCTTCTTCCTGTTCCTGCGCTGTTTCTGCCGTCTCTCTGCTCCGCCTCCTGCGTAGCCCCATTTTTGCAAAATTGCGCCGTACCGTGGAGAGAAAAAGCCCTGTCTCGTCTGCGATCTCCTGGTAGGTCTTTCCCCTGTTAAACATTTCGACCGCCTCCTCCTTATGGTCAGCAAAGGCATTTCTCTTCGGGATCCTCCCATACAGTGAGATTGCACGGTCCACGGTGGATCTGCAGCAATGTGTTTTTTCCACGATTTCATCTATTTTCATGCCCGACCAAAAAAGACGGCATATCTCTTTATACTTCTCCTCTGTTTGCTTCCTCATCCTGTTACCTTGTCCTCGTATTCCACTCCGGCACGTTGATCACGAGGTAATTTTCCTCCTCCTTGATCTCATGCTCCCGGTACATCTCTTTTTGGACACGCCCCAGCATACATTGCCGATAGGAATGCTCCTCCTCCGTCCACTCTGTGACATGCTGTTCCGTCAAACTGGCACATTCCTTCCACAGATCTACATTGCTTACCGTTTTTCCTTTTGCATTGATCCATCCGTTTTTCTGCCACTGGCAGAGCCAGTGATTCTGTGTCACATTTAAAACATGCGTACATTCAGTAAATACTCGTACGCAGCACGTTTTTGTGAGGATGGAAAATGCCTGTATCAACAGCCGCAACGTCATTTCATTTTCTGTCGTAATATTCGCGTACAGCATTCCGCCTCTTGTGACTGGTTTCCCTGATTTGAGAATAAATTCCACCAGCCACGCTCCTGCCATCCGCCGTTTAACCGGACCCTTGTATGCCGTCTCTATGTAAATATTGACGTTCACCCGCTCCTGCCTCCCTCCTATGAGTATTTATCAGCTTTTTGATGGTATAGTGCTGGTACGGATGCCCCGTCACCGGGTTTTCCCCGTTGTACACGGAATCCTTGACCACGTACCAGCCCTTCTGGGCTACGGGAGGATTCCGCCATCTCCTGTGCCGAACCGTCTCCACCGTTTTCTTTGGCGGGATCAGGTTGCGGCTCCTGGAATAGGTGCACCACCCGCCCTCCTCCTTGGTCTCCGCCTTCACGATATACTCCGCCAGCTTTTCAAACTCCCCATCCTCATACAATTCAGAGAAAAACGCATTGCCACAGTCCCACAGCTTCTTGACCAGCCGCACCGTATCAATATCCTCTGTCCTGATATCCTGTATGATCAGGTGGTGATGCAGGATCTGTCCCTTCTTTCCCCGCTCTGTCACCGCGATCCACTTAAAAGGAATTCCTGCTGCCTTATAGGCCTTCCTCATCCTGTCCAGAAATTTTTTTCTGTGTGACTTTGCCGTCAGATAATCCTCCGGACGTTCCCCCGGACGGTATTTTAAAATCAGGTGCCAGTCCCCCGGCTTAAAATTATTCAGGATCAGCCTCTGGACCTTCCGCCACCGGTTCCTCTCGTTCTGCTTTTTTACATCCTCCGGCGTTATCTTCTTTTTCTTACCCCTTTTTTCTCCCGGCGCTCCATAATTTCCCGGATAGTATTTCTCAATCTGCATTATGACACCCATGTCATATACAGCCTTCTTATACGTTGTCATCACCCCCTGGACTTTTTCTAAATATCCTATAAGCTTTTTCTAAGTTTAATATCTTAATCAGGATAGAAAAAACGGCGAAACTCCTGATTTTACTTGACTTTTTCGCCGTTGGGTGATATCATTTTTATAGTAAATTTTTGATCATCACCCGAGAATCCGCCCCGCGCCAACGGGGCTTTTCTCATGCCTTTTTCTTCAATTCTGCGCCTCCTCCAGCTGTACCTGTACCATGCCGCCTCCCAGATCCCGCCATCCTGTCACAAACGCACTTCCGTATTTTGTCTTTGGCCGTAAATGCAACTCATCATATGTCTTATTGATCCTGACGCACTCCCAGCTTGCCCGCTCCACTTCATCCTCTGGGAAGAGCCCCGGCTTCAGTTCCTCCCAATCTTCCTTGTAGGGGCGGTTCCCGAACAGCTCCGCAAGTTCCGTCTCCGGCAGTTCCAGAAAGGTAGCGACTGTCTGCGCCCGGAAATACAGAAACTTTGCCCTTGCCCATTCTTTTCTCCGGTAGCAGCTTTTAAATTGCTCTGCATACTCGTAAAGCTTGTCCCTCACTTCCCTCTCGGTCAGCATCCGTATACCTCTTCTCCTTCATTTTGTATTGAAATAGTGATCCCCCACCTGCTTCCAAGGTGTTCCATACTCCGGCCACCTTTCTGCCGTAAAGTAAAGCAGCCCTGGCCAGTTTCTCTCCTCCAATTCCATTTGCACTGCCCTGATTGTTTCCTCCGATGGCTCCAACACTCGATTCATGCCGCCGTTCCAAAAACTTGTAAATGCATTCTTCTGGGATATAACTCCTCCAATAGAATCAGGAAAATCCGGATCATCGACTCTGTTCAGTATCACATCCGTCACCATCCGCTTTCCAGTAAGACTTTGATTCCCCGCTTCTGCCTCCACACATATCGCCAAAAGCTCCAACTCGTCCGCTGCTTTCTCCGCTTCCAGATCTACTTCCTGGGCCACCATATTCTCCTCGATTTGTTTCTCTGATTCCTGTTGATATTCTGGTGTAAATGTAAATGTTGGAATCGTCTCCAGCGAGGTCGTTACCATTTCCGCCTTCACCGGTTCCGCTGCGCGACTTTGCACTATGTACTGATGATATGCGGCCACGCCTGCTGCCATGGCGAAGAGCATAGCTCCTATTAACTTTGCGTGCTCCCATGCGCGACATGCCTTTACTTCCTTATGCACTTACATCTTCCCTTCTGGCTTCTCTTTTCTTAATAATCTCCAAACATGCGGTTGTAAACCGTTTCTCATAATCTGGAGTTAAGGTTACTTTTACCTTGATTTCCTTTGGCTCTTTTCTCATCCTTTTACCCACCTCTATCTCCTGCCACTTTTGCTTTCTCCCGCCCCATCAATCGCATCCATTGCACTTTGAATGCAAGCATACTCTTTCCCTGCAAAAACCGCATCGTCAATAAAATAGCCGAGGGGATCGCCATTCTGAGGATTTGCAACCTTCAATGTGCAAATCCGATATCCTCTGTGTTCATATACCACGACCATATCCTGATCTGAGTACTTCATCCTTCCCACCCCCTGTTTTAACGAATAATTCTAATGCTCTTTCCGAATTAAGCATCTACATACAAACCCCGCTACCATTCCTATCAGTACACAAATTAATCTATCCATTTTCTCTTTCCCCCTTCTCTTGCCTTTTCCTTCCATCTCTCCTATAATTTGACTACAGGGTGTTGATACACCCGAGTATCTTAAAGTGGAGTCTATAGTTATGAAATTAAATCCTAACTGTATACGTGATATCCTTATCGCAGTAGAAGAAAACACAGGATACAATCTTTACCTTGATTATCCTTCCGAACTTGATAAGTGCCCTTCTTTACAATCCTATAAAGACGATGAAATCCGATATCATATTTACCAATGCTATAAATCTGGATTAATTGAACTCAAAGGGACAGAGGATCTTTCTGGCAATATTGGAATAAACGATCTCACTCCGGCCGGACATTCTTTTCTTTCCAATATTCGCTCCGATAATATCTGGAACAATGTCAAAGAAATAAGTTCAAAAGTCGGCTCTTCTTCTCTTTCTGCTTTGTCGCAAATAGCCACCGGAATTGTATCCGCAATTATCAAAAACCAATTAGGTCTATAAATTTCTCAAAAATCTATCCTATGCTGCTTGCTAAGGTATCTTTTCATTAATTTGTCAAACTCAGTTTTTTCTCTCTTAGACAAAGATTGCTTCCCGTCAGAAGCGGTCTTTTTCTTTTTGTGTTTCTTCCCCATCCTTTCTCACCTCCCCTACTACTTGCCTACGCATTGTCGTTCTAAATTCACTTTCAGTCTTTAATCTTTGCCCCCTTCATGGTATAATCCTCTTAAAATTACAGAGGAGAATCTATCTATGTCTGGTTTTATATGCCCGTTTTGCAATCACACAATGGTAATTGATAATTCAACTTGTGATCAAATAGACATCGCATTTGACAGAGTTTCTTATGGTAACCGTATAATTGATTACAAATACACCATAAAAATTTTTTTATTTCGTTGCCCAAATTGCGAAAAGGTCACTACTTATGCTCAATATACAGGGCAAGATATGCCCAATAAAATAGTCCCTATCTTTCCTATCTCTACTGCAAAACAGTTCCCCGATTATGTACCCGCCCCTATTCGTGCCGATTATGAAGAAGCTTGTGCCATCGTTACTCTAAGTCCCAAAGCCTCCGCAACTCTCTCCAGGCGATGTCTTCAAAATATGATCCGCGATTTTTGGGGAATCACTGGCAAAAATCGTTTAGTAGATGAAATTGCTGCCCTTGAGACTAAAGTCCCTGCAGCTCAATGGAAAATTTTAAATAGTCTCCGTCGCATTGGTAACATTGGCGCTCACCCCGAAGCAGATGTAAATCTAATCATTGATATTGATCCCGATGATGCCGCCAAATTGGTGAAAGTAATAGAACTACTAATTCACCAGTGGTATATTGAGCGTCATGAGCAAGAAGAATTATTTTCTGATATCTTGTCTCTCGATCAAGAAATCACCTCGCAAAAATCTAAGGAGTAACCCACTACTTACTCTTTAGTTTTTGCGATTGGGTCATTTTCCGCTAACATTTTCCCTTCAAAATCCCAATATTGAGTTACAATCCGGCATTCATCTGTTTCTATTCCTTCTCCTCTGAGTGCCTTTGTCTCAATCACTTCTATCACTCTTGCACTATCCGTTCCTCTTGGAATTGCCATTTACTACCTCGCCTCACTTTTACATATTTTGCGCTGTGCACATTGTTTGAAGTGTCTTCTTTTGTTTAATATGTTGAACTTCATGCTAAAAAAATATATCTGCGACTTTCTTATTTAACGCTTTTGCAATTTTTAACAACGTGTCTGTTGTGGTAGTTTTAATTGCACCACTTTCTAAACCAGATAAAGTAGTTCTTGATATTTTAGCTTTCTTTGCTAATTCCTCCTGAGAAATCCCTATCTCCTCCCTACATTCCTTTATTTTATATCCCATTTTATCACCTCACTTTTCGTTTAGCATGTTGAACACACTCTTATACTACCACTCTCCAAAAAGAATTGTCAAGTATGTTGAACATTTTTCTTGACATTTTTTTATTGTACAGTATACTAAACATATAAGGCAGGTGAAATAAATGACATTAGGAGATTTAGTAAAAGAATACCGCGAACAACACAATATCAGCATGGATGAATTTTCTAAAATATGTAAATTAAGTAAAGGCTATATATCAATGTTGGAAAACAATACTAATCCACGTAGCAATAAGCCAATTGCACCAACTCTACCAACTATAAAAAAAATTGCTCTGGCTATGGATACAGATGTAGATTCCATACTTAGATTGTTGGATTCTGACCAAGAAATCAGTCTTGATTTAAAATCAGAAGAACCAGTATTTTGCAATGGCGAAGAAACTCTTGGAGAAATAGAAATTCGTATAAAAGGAATTATTATTGAACGATATGGTAGTTTAAAGAAATTTTGCGAAAAAATTGGCATGCCTTGGACTACTCTTGACAGCATTTTAAAAAGAGGAATTGTTAATTCTAACATAACCAATTTTATGAAAATTGCAATGGAATTAGAGTTAGACGCAAAAAGCCTTGCTTATGGTATTATATTAAATTCAACGGAAATCAGTACCGTTTATTTAGGAACGCAAACAAAAGAATCTCCCAAAATCATGCAATATTACAATCTTCTCAATGACATAGGAAAACATGTTGCTACTGAGCGAGTGAAAGAACTGACAGAGGTCCCACGGTATGTAAATGAAGAAACCTATATAAATGCTGCCCACCCGATCGATGGCGCATCCGAAGAGGACAAACAGTTTGATGAAAATATTATGAATGACGAAAATTTCTAAGTCCATTTTATAGGACTCATTTTCATCATCACATTGTAAAAGGGGATGGTATTTTGACTACATATGAAGATATTCTCATAGAGGCTGACAGTCATGAACTTATAACTAAGGAAAAGCCTCTGCGAGCCCACAAAGGACGTATCAAAGGCAAACGTATTGCGATAAACAAAAGTCTCACTGAAAAAGAAAAGAAATGCATCATGGCCGAGGAACTTGGACATTATTACACCGCATTTGGCGATATATTAGATCAATCTTCCACACCCAACCGCAAACAGGAATCTCGCGGAAGGATTATGGCATACAATAGGCTGATCGGCCTTACCGGAATCATAGATTCGTATAACAACCATTGTCAGAGCCTTACAGAATCAGCTGAGTATCTTGATGTCACAGAAGAATTTTTACTAGAGGCCCTACAATATTACAGAGGAAAGTATGGAACCTGCGTGGCAATAGACAACTATGTTATCTATTTTGAACCGTCTCTGGGCGTGCTTGAACTTGGTATAAATACATGAATAAGGAATACATATCAGATAAAAAATTTGAATCTCTTTCTGAAGCAGAACAACTTCAATATTTCAATGACTTGGTTAAGGATATCCCTCCTGAAGACTTGAAGATGTTAAGAGATGCATTACCAGAAATCTCTAAAATTCAGAAAATATTAGAATGTGATACTTAACAGCATATATGGAGCAGTAAAATGAGTAAGGGTTTCAGCGCAATAGGAATTGTTCTGGTTCTTTTTGGAACCGTATTGAGTCTCTGGTCTATTCTTGGTACAGACCCAAGAGATGTAAGGAAAGCTGGCTATCTCGATACACAATCAGAACGTTTTAAAAAAGATAAAACAAAGGTTATCATAGGAATTATCTTTATCGTTGCAGGAAGTATATCTCAAATTATTGGATTATTCTTATAAACTAAAACCGCCCCGATGCTACCAACACCGGAGCGGATCGGAACCATACCGGGGAACCCGATATAATTCACCCTAGACAAGCGAATTATATCATTCCCCCAGTGAAAATACAAGCTACTGGGCTTTTTTATGCCCTATTTTACGGAGGAATGATTATGCATTTTGCCAATTACGGAAGAAAGTCCATTTTTTCAGACACATCAGATTCCATTGACAATCAGTTCCGCATGAGCCAGGAATATGCTGCCAGCCGGTTCCCTGGACAAGTTGACAGCTTCCTACACTATTTCGACGAAGATTTCACCGGAGCAAATACAAAGAGGCCCGGACTCCAGCGGCTCCTCTCGGATATAGAGTCTGGTCTGATCGATGTACTGATCGTATACCAGCTAGATCGACTTTCCCGGGATGTCCGGGATTTTGCCAACATCTACTCCCTTCTGGAAGAGCATCGAGTTTCTTTTATTTCTGTAAAGGAGCAGATCGACACTACCACTCCTATCGGCAAAGCTATGATGTATGTCACTGTAGTCTTTGCTCAGATGGAACGTGAGACTATTGCTGCCAGGGTGACAGATAACATGATCGGCCTAGCAAAAAAAGGATACTGGGTTGGTGGACAGCCTCCTCTCTGCTACGACCGCCAGCGGATTGTTGTGGATGGAAAAAAACACGTTACTCTGGTGCAGAATCCGGATGGTGTTGCATATGTGACTAAGATCTTTGATACTTTTCTTGATCTGGGCCTTTCCTTGCATGGTATGGAAGCTTACTTCAAAAACCACAATATTAAAACTGTGAATGGAAAGTTTTTCAGTACCAATCAACTCCATAAGATACTCACCATGCCGTACTGCGTGGAAGCCACTGCTGAGATTTATGACTTCTATGCCGCAAAAGGCTGTATCATGGATTCTGATAGTCCGAAAGAAAAATGGGACGGTACCTATGGTGTCATGATCTATGGCCGAACTACAGAAAGAAATAAAAAGCATCAGTTACAGCCCCCGGAAAAATGGAGGGTTTGCCTCGGCCTGCATAAACCTTTTATATCAGCTGATAAGTGGCTTGCTGTTCAAAATCAATTCAACCGCAATACATTTGACAAGGCTATGAAATACGATGTTCCGCTTTTAAAAGGTGTACTCCGTTGTAAATGTGGCTCACTAATGCAAGTATCCCATAAAAAGAGAGTCCATGATGTTGTATCATGGTATTACTGCACCAAACGAATGCGACAAGGTCCTGAAGCCTGCCCGAATTCTCACCACATCAAAACAGAGCTCCTTGACGATAAGGTTATGGACATTTTTCGAAATATCAACGCTGATCCGACTATCATCGAATCTTTTGTAAAAAAAGGTGATCATAAAAAGCCTGATCTTGCTAACATTAAGAAGCAAATTTCCGGCATGGAGAAAAAAATAGAGACGCTTGCATCATCTCTTTCCCTGTCCCAAAATTCGCCTGCCGCAAAGTACATCATCGCGGAAATGGAAAAACTGGATGCTGACTTGTGCGAATTGCGCCGCCAAGAGCTCAATGCCTCTGCGTTGATCAGAGAATCACATAATCGGGAAATAAAATCACAAGAACGTGTAAAAGAAATCAAAGGTCTTGTTGAGAACTTTGATCACTTCACGGCGGCAGAACGTAATGATATAGTCCAGTCTGTAGTATCTGAATGCGTATGGGATGGGGAAACTCTTTCTTTGCGTTTGTAGTAGCACTTTTTTATCTTGCGTCCATCGGGGCGCATTCTCAAAGACGTTCTGATCAGGTCCCTTATGGTGATCGCACGGCATCCCTCCACGTTTTCGTTCCGCGTTTCCATCCGCACGATGTTTTCTATTCTCCTGATCTGTAATTCCGCGCTGTCCTCTATTGTGATGATACGCTCCTCCTCGGGAATATAGTTGGAAAGCGCGTTCAGAAACGTGGTTTTTCCCGATCCGGTTCCGCCGCTGATAAAAATGTTGTATTTTGCCCTGACAAGCCTGTCCAGCCATTCGCAGACCTCCTCCGTAACAGAGCCAAAGC